CCGACGTGATTGGTCAGCCGACTTTCGGCGAGGCCATGGGCGATTGGGTGTTCGAGATCGCTGCGGCGCTGTTCGGGTCTTACGATGTTGAAAAGCACACGCGGGCCATCCAGGAATATTTCCTTTTAGTCCCGAAAAAGAACGGCAAGTCCACATTGGCGGCCGGTCTGATGGTGGCGGCGGTCTGCCGCAATAGACGGCCGGATGCCGAATTCACCTTCCTGGCGCCGACCATCGAAGTGGCCGGGATTGCCTTCCGGCAAGCTCGATCGATGGTCAAGCTCGACCCGACGTTGAGCACCGTGTTTCACATCCAGGACAACATCAGAAGGATCACGCACCGCAAGCACGGCAGTTTTCTGCAGATCAAGGCGGCCGATGTGGATGTGATCACCGGCGGCAAGCCGTTGGGGTGCTTGGTCGACGAGACGCACGTGTTTGCCACCAAGAGCCATGCCGCGGATATATTTCTCGAAATTAGGGGAGCCCTGGCGAGCAGACCGGATGGGTTCCTCATCCAGATAACAACACAGAGCAAGGCACCCCCTGCAGGTGTCTTCAAGAGCGAGCTGGCCAGGGCCAGAGACGTGCGCGATGGCAAATTGACGCTGCCCAAGCCATTGCTGCCAGTGTTGTACGAATTGCCGCACAAGATCGCGGCTGATAGCGGCTGGGAACAAGAACAAACGTGGCCGCTCGTCAATCCAAACTTAGGACGGTCGGTCGATGCGGAATTCCTGCGCTCGCAGCTGATCGACGCCAAGCGCAAGGGGCAAGGAGACTTGGCGCTATTTGCCTCGCAACATTTCAATGTCGAGATCGGCCTGTCGCTGCGAGGCGACCGATGGGCCGGTGCGGAATTCTGGGAAAAGCAGACGGACGAGACTTTGACGTTGGAGCGTTTGCTCGAGCGTTCGGAAATTGTGGTCGTGGGGATCGACGGTGGCGGGCTGGATGACTTGTTTGGGCTTTGTACTCTCGGACGTTGCCGCGAGACCAAACATTGGCTGGCTTGGTCGCATGCTTGGTGTCACGAGAGCGTCCTGCAGCGAAGGCAAACCATCGCGGCAACGCTGCAGGATTTCCAGAATAGAGGGGAACTCACCATTGTCCAAGACGAACTGGATGACATCACCGCCATCGTTGAGATCATTTCCGACATCAAGCGAAGAAATCTTTTGGCGGCTGTCGCTGTTGACCCTGCTGGCCTCGGTGAAGTTGTGGACGCCCTCGGAAAAATCGGAGTCTCCGTCGCCGACAAAAACCTGATCGGTGCGCCGCAGGGCTATCAGATGATGAATGCCATCAAGGGCAGCGAGCGCAAGCTGGCCAATGGCACACTATGGCATACTGGTTCTTCGCTGATGTCCTGGTGTGTCGGCAACGTCAAGATCGAGCCGACCGCGACGGCTATCAGGGCCACCAAACAGAATGCCGGCGACGCCAAGATCGACTGCGCCATGGCGATGTTCGATGCCGCGCTGGTCATGCAGAACAAGCCCGACGAGGCACCGGCGTTTCAGATGTTCTTTGTCGGCTGAAAAGGTGAAATCATGACACTCAACCGCGCCTATTCGGTGCTCGACATCAAGTCGTTCAATGATGAGCAGCGCATCATCGAAGGCGTTGCCTCGACGCCGACTGCAGATCGTGTCGGTGATGTCGTCATGCCGCGCGGCGCCAAATACAGTCTTCCACTACCAATGCTATGGCAGCATAAATCCGGCGAGCCGATTGGCCATGTGGTTTGGGCTGAGTCGCGCGACGAAGGCATTCCATTCCGTGCCAAGATCGCCCAATCCACCGAGCCGGGCAAACTGAAGGACCGGCTCGACGAGGCCTGGCAAAGCATCAAGCTGGGATTGGTGCGCGCGGTTTCTATCGGGTTCAAACCCGTCGCCGACAAGATCACGCACCTTAAGGGCGGCGGCCTGCAATACGATGAATATGAAATTTTAGAAGTTTCTGCCGTCACCATCCCGGCCAATGCCGAAGCGTCCATCCATACCATTCGTTCTATCGATCAAGGCCTGCGCGCCGCGTCCGGCGATACGCAACCAGCCTTGCCGGCCTCGTCAGGCCATCAGCCCGCCGCCGTCGCGGTTTCCCGTTCCTTAAAATTGGAGGCCAGGACTATGGCCACGACAACCAACGCCGAGAGGATGAAACAACTCGAGGCAAGACGCGCCGCCGTAATGGCTGCACGTGACGCAATTCAAAGCAAGATCACGGAAGAAGACCGCACCAAGGACGAGGCCGAAGTGATTGAATTCGATGAGCATCAATCCAAGATCACTTCGATTGATCGTGAATTGAGGGACTGCCGGACGATCGAGAAGGAGTTGATTGCCAACGCCAGGCCGGTAACGAGTGATGACGGCGTGGCGATGCATTCGTCCGTCATCCAGGTGAAAGCGCCAACGCTGGAGCCTGGCATCGGCCTGATGAAGCTGCTGCATTGTCAGGCTTATGCGCGGGAAAATCACCGGGACGTAATTGCTGTCGCCAGAGAGCATTGCGGACAATGGCCGCAGATTGAGAATGCGCTGCGCACCAAAGCGGCGGTTGCATATGGCACCACAACTGGAGCGACATGGGCCGCGCCATTGGTCTATGCGCAAAACCTTACTTCCGAATTCGTCAACTATCTATTGCCGATGACTTTTTTCGGCAAAATTCAGGGCCTGACGCGGGTGCCATTCAACTCTCGCGTGGTACGAGACACGGCAGCCATTTCGGCCCAGTGGGTCGGGGAAGGGGAAAGCAAGCCTGTTGCGGCTGGCGCATTTGATACGGTGACGCTGGCCTTTAATAAAATAGCGCTGATTATCGGCGTGACTCAGGAACTCGCCAGATACTCAACGCCAGCGGTTGAAATGTGGGCGCGTGAAAAATTGGCAGAGGCCATTGCCCAATTCCAGGATCAGCAGTTCATCACGCCATCGGTAACCGCAATTACCGGATCGCGACCGGCTTCGATCACAAACGGTGCCGATAGCGATGCGGCTTCTGGGACTGCCTCTACGGATCTGATCCATGATATCCGCCAGATCATCAAACACTTCCAGGACTTCAATATCAGCACTGCAAACCTGGTGCTGCTCATGCAGCCGCAACTGGCGACAGCAATTGGATCGATCTACACCACGCTCGGCATTCAGCAGTTTCCTACGGTCAATGGGGATGGCGGCAACGTGACCGGCATTCAGGTGATCACATCCGGCAACGTGCCATCCGGTTATGTTGTCGCTCTGAATCCGCCATCGATTGCGGTTGCGGATGATGGCGGGCTGGAGATCTCAGCTTCCACCGAAGCCTCGGTTGAGATGGATGATAACCCAACGTCCGGCAACTGGCACTTGATCTCGGCCTTTCAAAATAACCTGCTGCTCGTCCGTGCCGAACGTTTCATAACCTGGAAGCGCCTGCGCGATAAAGGCGTGTTCTATCTGACCAACTGTGCCTACGGCGGCGCGGTCACCTGATGACGCTGAAAGCCATCAGGCTTTTGGACTACGACGGGCGTCGGTTGCAGGCGGGTGAAATATTCGAGCCTGCTTCCGACGCCGACGGTCGCGTTCTGGTGCTAGCGCAACTGGCGGTGGAGATGGATGACAATCCGCCCAAGAAGAAGAAACGCTATAAGCGCACCGACTTGCGCGCCGAGGATGACGAGTGAAAATCCTCGGCTTCGAGGTCTCCGTGCGCAAGCAGTCACCGATGCTGCCGGCCACTGCGTACGACCGCGGCTGGTTTCCGATCGTGCAAGAACCTTTTGCCGGCGCATGGCAACGCAATCTGCCGTTGAGTATGGAGAATCCGCTGCAGAACGCGACGCTCTACCGTTGCGTTTCCATGATCGCCGCCGACGTTGCCAAGATGCGGCTCAAGCTGATGGCGCCGGTCGACGAGGTCTGGGAGGAAACCACCGCCGCGGCATTCTCTCCGGTGCTCAACAAACCAAACCGCTACCAGAACCGCATCCAGTTCTTCGAGAGCTGGCTGATCGCAAAACTGCGCACCGGTAATTCCTACATTCTCAAGGAACGCGATAACCGTAACGTGGTCAGCGCGCTGTATGTGCTCGATCCCAACCGGGTCAAGCCAATGGTGGCAGACGACGGTTCGGTATTCTACGAACTCAACACCGATAAGCTGGCCGGCATTCCCGTCGATCGCGTCACGGTGCCGGCCGACGAGGTGATGCACGACCGCATCAATTGCCTGTTCCATCCGCTGGTGGGAATGTCGCCGCTTTACTCGACCGCAGCCCCGGCGGTGCGCGGGCTGTCGATCCAGCAATTCTCGGCATCGTTCTTCGGCAATGCGGCGAGACCGTCCGGCATCCTCACCGCAC